TTCAACCAATAGATTTTTAGCTGTCGCAGTAATGTATTGATGAAAAGGTATAAAGTTTTTATCTTGTATTAAAGTTGTAGAATGAAAGACATGACCCATGTCTCCTTTATCTCCAAACTCTTTATTTCTCTTAGAGATGATCGGCTTAAAATGTTTTTTTGATGCTTTTATAAAAGGTTCAGAAAATTTATTTAAATCCTTTACAAATTCTGGTGCGTCTACAGTCCACATTGGAGTAGGAAATATATCTCGTCTATTAAGATCTTTTGGAAAATTACTCATAACTATACCATCCTGTTATTATATATTTTTCTTTAGTATGACTAATCTGACCTTTGTGAGTATGTGTCCAATCAGACGGCCAAATTAAAGTTAACCCTTTTTTTGCAGGGATTGTTAAATTTTGATATTTAAACATAGTGCCACCATCTTTAACATTATTTAAATAAGTCATAAAAACTAAAAGTCTGTCTCTAAATTTTACTTCTTGTCTTTCAGAATGCCATATTTTAAAACCCTCTCCTTTCTTATAGTATTGAATATTATAACTTTCTGAAACATCAAACCTATTTAAAGTTAATAAATCAGGATATAATTTAACATAATCCTCTAAACACTTTTGAAGTGCAAGTCTGTATTTATTAAATGGAGGAAAAAAATTATACTTATCTACTCTGGTATCTAGTGAATCTTTTGGATTTCCTTTTTCTAAACTTGATGTAAATTTGGCAAAAGAAGGAACTTCTTTAAAACCATTTAAAATACTGTCACAAATTTTTGGATCAATATACCAGCCTTGAATAAAAGTATTTTTGTCTAGTGGAAATTTCTTCATTTCCAATTAGCTCCTTGCACCCAATTAACTAAACTATGTCTTGTGCCTGATATAACCGGAGTCACTCTATGATATATATAAGATGGAAACACTACGACAGACCCTCTTTTTTTCATAAAATCTAATCTCATATTTTTAGTTTCTTCAGGTATAGGGTGGGGTATAGATATCCAAAAATCTCCCCCTTCAAAATCTTTAGGATCTGTTAAGTTAACACATATAGAAAGTTTTCTAACATGAGTTTTATCGTCGTTTTGAACTTGATCAACATGCCAATGATAATAATTATTGCTGTCATATCTTGTGTATTGAATAGCTTCTGCTTTTCCTAAATTAAAATTCCATTTTGCATCGGTATTAGCTAAATCAACAAATTTTAATAATTCTTTGTATATCCATTTTTCACTCATCCAAATAATTTTAGAGTCTCTATGCCTTTTATTTGTAAGATCATTAGCTCCAGGTGTTGGATCTCTAGTTTGACCTTGTCGTTTTTTTAAAGTATTAGAAAATCTTATGACATCATCACAAAATTTATTTCCTAAACCGTTTTCCCATCGCCAAAAGGGTTCTCCAAAACTATTCATAAGCTTTCTTTCTTTCTTTATACAATAAAAAAAATATTATGTAAAGGTTACACAGCCAGTAACAACAAATTTTAGTACAGTGCACGATCCTGTTGCAGTAATAGTATTACAGCTTGGAGTCACTGCTATGCACGCAGGTTTACATGCCGTAGGAAATCTTAATAAAACAACACCATTGGCTGCCTGCGTAGTATTTTTTCCACCGCCACCACCAGTATTTTGTGTCGCAGCTCCGGGTCCACTACCGCACCCTCGTCCATTTTTACAGTTATCAACTCCAGTTCCTATTCCACCACATCCATAATTTACAGTTGATCCACTAATATCAGATGCTTTTCCGTTTCCAGCTTTTCCGTCTCCGCCGCCGCCGCCAGCCGTAGCTGCGCAACAGGCTCCCCCTCCAGAACCAGATCTAAATCTAGCAGGTGTTCCATCTCCTCTTGGAGGTGGTGCTCCACTTCCATTATTTCCGTAACATGATCCAGCTCCACCAGTTGTTGGGTTATTGTGGTGATAACATCCTCCACCGCCACCAGATCCACCGCCTGGGTTCGGCGCAGCATGACCGTTGTTGTGTCTAGTATCTCCTCCACCGCCACCGCCAACAGGGACTGCTAATGGTGAACATTTAAAAGCAATAGAAGTTCCACCGGCACCTCCATCTGCAGGAGAGTTTCCTCCAACAGGACTATGAGCTCCTGCTGCTCCTGCTCCTATTTGAATTGAAATTGGTCCACAATCTGTATTTAAAGTTTTTCCAGCTGTTCCAGGTGCGCAGTAAGAATAGTGGACTCCGCCACCGCCACCGCCGCCGCCGTACGAAGCTACTCCGCCGCCACCGCCACCTACAACCATAAAATCGTAAGTTATACAAATAGGGCCGCGAGCTCCTCCAGCACCAAATCCTAAGACTTGATAACCAAAACCTTTGGCTCTTCTCTGTTGTATATTTGTTGTGTTCTTACCGGCAGTAAGCTTGTGCTTATCGTCTATTTCTCTCATAATTCACTTCCTTATGCGTCGTTAGCTGCATCAGTAGTGAAGAATAATTTAACACCAAGTACTCTTGCAACTCCAGTATAAGTATCTCCACCTGCGTCTGCATCTCTATATAATTGAAAGTACGTTTGTTGATCATCGGCAGGAGAACCAGCAATTGTAACTGCACTACTTTCAGCAGTTACTTGTTGGTCTTCAACTGTTCCGATTCCTGCGTCTGTAACAGTAATAGCTGTTCCAAAAGCAACATCAATAGTATCGTCATCTCCAATTGCTACACCTTGTAAACCAAAAATACAGTTTCCTGTATTTGTAGTACTTGGAGTCCAAAAAACTTGGTAAGTAATTGTTCCTAAATTCCATGATTTAGGCATTGCCACTGAAAATTGTGCGAAGTCATCTGCAGAATCTGCAAAATCCATAACTTTCATATCTGGTCTTAATGCTGTTGTTTCAACTTGATTAGCTGTTGCTGGGTTAGTTGTTGTTGGATACATAGCTGTTGCTGGTACCCACATAGTTTCTTTTCCTGCAATTTTAATTGCTGCTGTTGCTGATTTAAGTACTCCAGATCCTTTGGGATTTAAATTTATATCAACGTTTGTTTCACCCGTTGCAGATAACGTTGGACCATTTCCAGTTGCTGCATTAGCTAAAGTAAATTCATTAACTGCTGAACCTGTAGCTGTAAGTAAAACTAATTCGTTTCCGCTAGTATCTAAAATTGAAGTTCCAATTTTAGGACTAGTTAAAGTTTTGTTTGTTAAAGTCTGTGTTCCTGTAAGAGTTACATCTCCAGATCCAAAACCCATATCATAAACACCTGTATTAGTTGCTACACCATCTACATAAATAATTTTCCAAGATTTGTCTGATGCTGCCCAAGTAACAGTATTACCTGAACCAGATGCTGCTTTTAATTGTACTGTTGGAGTACCCGAGCCATCTGTAGTAGCATTGTATATAAAATAAAATGTCTCAGTAAGAAGAGGGACTGTTACAATTTGGTTTCCAGTTATAGATCCTGTTAATTTAATAACTCTTTGTTGAGCTTTACCTGTTAAAGCACCATTGTCGATATCTAATTCTGTAGTTTGAGCACCACCTGCAATAGATACTTCTAAATATCCACCAGTTAATTGTTCAATAAGTTGTAAATTTGCGTTAGTCTTTGTTCCCCATGTACCGGCATTTTCACCAGTAGCCATTAATTCTAGGCCGAGATCCGTATAAGTTGATGCCATAATTTTTCTCCTGTGCTCTTTTCAGTTAAGCTACATCTGTATAAGATGTATTTCCTGTTATGTCAATATCATTATAATTTGTATTTCCAGTAATATCAATATCAAAATAACCTAATGGTGCAACATTTCCTACGGCTATTGTGGCCTCTACACCAGTTAATCCTACAACATCTGAAGGTGTTATTGCGCCTACTCCAGACGTTAAAGTTGCAGGTGCCGTTAAGGTATAGGCAACTTCTGTTATTACAGATCCTATACTAATAGTTGCTCCTACGCCAGTAATGTCAACTATTAAACTTTCGTCAATAACAATTGATCCAACTCCGGTTGTTCCTACTCCTGCGCTACTTATACCAACAACATCTGAAGGTGTTATTGCTCCTACATTAGAAGTTAAACCAAAACCAGATACTCCTACAATCATTTCGGTAGGTGTTAAAGCTCCAACATTAGATTCTAAACCTGAAGGTGCTGTTAATGTAACTGTTGGTGATAATATAATTGTTGGAGAACCTATTGCAGATGTTGCCGAAACTCCTGTCACTCCCATGACATCTGCTACATTTAAAATAAAATCTCCACCCCAAGTATTGCCAACAGTTCCTGAGTCAGAAGAACTTCCCCAACCTTGAGCGCCCCATGTTGTGTCTGGTAATGATGTTGTTGCTACTCCGCTAGATTCAACGTCAACAATAACGGTTAATCCTGATTGACCCCAGTTTTCAACACCCCATCCGTCTTGTCCCCAACCGGTATTTATTTCTGTTGTTACAGTTGGAGTTCCAAGAGCAGAAGTTAAACCAAGACCAGATAAATGAATAGTAGGATCATAACTTTCTCCCCATGGTTCTTCACCCCAGAAATCTCTACCCCAACCTTGTTCTGAATAAGCAACTAATTCACCTACAGATGAAGTTGCGGATAATCCAGAAAGAGTGACTGCATAACCACTTTCTCCCCAATTTTCATATCCCCAGCTATCTGATCCCCATCCTTGTTCAGAAAAAGCTGCAATTGATCCTAAAGATGAAGTTAAAGATGATGGTGCTGTTAAAGAAATTGTAACAGTATTAGATTCCCAAGAGTTATATCCCCAGGCTACTGAAGGACTATCGCCACCCCAAATTGATGCCATAAGGAGTTCCTCCTTATGCTATTCGAACTATAGCTGTCGTTGCTGCTGCCGCTGGAAATTGAACTGTGAATGTTCCAGAAGAAACTGTTTTGTCTCCTCCAAAAGCCACTGCACAAACTGCAGGGTCACCTGTTGCGGTGTCATTAAAAATTAAACAACCGTTAGCTGTAAAAGATGCAGATGTCCAAGAGATGTCTGCAAAGTCACAAACTGCAGTTGTTGAATCTAAAGCTGGTGTAACACTTGTTAGTGCTTTTCCTTTTGCCGAATAAGCTGATCCAGATGAGTTAGTAATTTCGTTTGATGAACTGTAAGCAGTTGTAGATGCACTTAAAGTTGCTGAACTAGTATATAACGCAATGTTAAAAGTGTTTCCAGTAGTAGCTGTAAAATTATGTACAGCTTTTAAAATTTCTGTTTTAAAACTGTTACATATTGCCGATGTTATTGCCATAATTTTTTCTCCTCAATTTACGGAGACGGTGACTTGACTGGTATTCTAACTGTTCCGTCAGTATAATCATCTCGTCTTCGTCTTCCAAGTTGCATCCCTGCAAACTGTTGTACTGCATTTTTATATCTATTTTCGTAGTATGTCAACATATCAACTGGACCTTTTAAATATCCAAAAGCTTCTACTAGACATGCATATAATAGACCTTGTGGGAAATATGTGCTTAAATAAGTATTATTATTAAAACCAGTGCCGGATCCAAGACCATTAGGCATTTTATTATAATAGACCCTAAATTTGTAATTAGCGTCAGGTGTAGGGGCTACATACATGCCGCCTGATGAAGTATCTGTAGTATTATCAGCACCACCAAACATCGCATAATATTTGGGAAAACCTGTTACGTCCTGAGCCGTTCGGTCACCTTCTGGTCCCGTTAATCTATCCACATATTCTGATAAATATGTTTGATCTTTTTTCTCTAACCACGTTCCATTACCTTCTGTGTTAGCAGTAGAATTAAATACTTCTACTCCTCTAATAAATAAAGTTCCAGCTGGTGAATTAATTGTATTGTCATCAGCAGCAAGAACACCTTCTTGAACAAACCTGTCAGAATCCATAGGCAGCTCTTGATAAATTCTAAATTCAGCACCCATTATAAATTCATCAATGATTGCTTGTGTAAAAACGCTATCATCTACTTCAGTATAATTTCTTATCGCTGCAGTTAATGTGCTGTAATCGTATTTTTTAACTCCTGACATAATTAACCTCTATCATTAATCGGTCCAATTGTACATTGTAAACCGCCTCCTGTTTCTGTGCTACTAGCATTACTAACTAATTCAAATGTAAAACCTGTTTGAATAGTAGTGTATGCAGGATCGCCAGCGCTATCATTATAACCAGCTAATTCTTGTATGGTAGAAAGAGTGGCTATTTTATACGCACCGTAAACTTTTGCTCCAGTTGCATGAGAATCTGCTACTGTGTTTTGAGGAGACAGACCTCTATATGGAGCACTTGTTCCTCTAGTGCATCCTGTTAAATCATTACTGGATCTTCCTGTATATTCTATTACTTCGTTTTGATATGTCCCAACTTTTAAAGGATCGCTTGTATCAGTAGAAGTTAAAACTTTTTCAATTACAATAAAACCTGATGTAGGAAACGCTGAACCATCAGCCAAAGTAATTGTTGTAGCAGAATCTGTAATAGCCCCGTTTAAAGTTGTAGAAAGTTGTAAAGTAGATATAGCAACACCACCTACAGGAGATTTAACATCTCTTAATCTAACAAAATCATTTACTTGCATAGCACCATTTTTAAAAGCTATAGTAACTGTTGCATCAGCAGCTGCAGTTGTAATAGGATTATTTATTAAAAAATCTTCTGTGGGAAATTCTGTTCTAGCAGGTCTAGCTCTTTGTAAAGCTTGTGGGTCTGCACTTGTAGGTTTTGGATCTAACTGTGGAGACTTAGGTTCATATTCTGACATATGTACCCATGCACCTGTCCATTCTCTAACCATTTCATTGTATGGAAAAGCCATGCCCGATCGATCAGATATAGATAAAGCATATTTGCCTTGCGAAAAAGTAGTCATTATACCCCCGGATAGTAAATTTTAGGAGAAATATAAGTAGAGTTAGAAGAACCATCTTCATCCTCTGCTCTTAATAGTTCGTCCTCATATAATAATTTTAATTCTTGAACTCTTTTTGGTGCATATTTTACAGCTAAGTAGTATGCTAAACCTGAAATCATACATGGAACAAATCTATAGGGTACATCAGTGGCATTTGTATATGCCCCAACATCATCAATTCT